TAAAAAGATAGAAGATTTTAAGGTTGAGTTCTATAAGAATATGCCAGACGCCTTGGGAAGATTTGCTTGCATGCCACCAGAAGCAGTTGATGCTTTCTTTAAGTCTCGTGAAAAGATAGAAAAAGCTTTTAACAATACAGCGCTTGCAATAGATAAATTTGGAAGACTAGAGACTTGGTTTGCACCAGACCCAGACAAAGAATATTTTCTACACGTAGACTTAGCACAAAAGCATGACCATTGTGCAGTAGCCATGTCTCATGTCGATAGATGGGTACATATCAAATCATTCCTAGATCACAACGTAGTCAGCCCCATAGTTATAGTTGATTGTGTTAGATGGTGGACGCCCACAGCAGACAAGTCTGTAGATTTTTCTGAGGTTAAGCAATTCATTATCGATCTTAGATCACGAGGCTTCAATATTCGGAAGGTAACATTCGACCGCTGGCAATCACATGATATCCAATCAGAATTGAGAATGATCGGTATTCAAACAGAAACACTTTCAGTGGCCAAAAAACATTATGATGATATGGCCATGTTGGTGGGAGAAGAAAGAATAGTTGCTCCTAAAATACCACTACTAGTCGATGAATTGTTGCAACTCAGAATTATTCGTGATAAAGTTGATCATCCAAGGAAGGGATCAAAGGACTTATCAGATGCGGTATGTGGCGCTGTGTATAATTCTATCATTGGAACTAAAAAAGAAGTTGAAGATGTTGAAATCGAAGTTCACACGTACAAGCAAATGATACGAGACAAAAGATTGGCAGCAGCAAATGCCGCTAATCCCAATAATGTCATCAAGATTCCTCCAATGAATGATCCGAATAGCGACTGGCATATAGGATTGGTGTAATGATTGAAATCACATGGCAGGGTAAGCAGGAAGCAATAGATTTACTAATAGCCAGAGATGGTGACATGTGTTTTATCTGCAAGGAGCCATTCGGAAAGAAAGAAAAAAGAACACTAGATCACTGGATGCCTCTGTCTAAGGGCGGAACCTGGAATATTTCTAATCTTAGGCTTGCCCATAAACAATGTAATCTATGGAAGGGAGATAGAGTTCCGCTTCCAGATGGCACAGTCCCAGAGCCTTTGCCTAAGGGATCTAAAAATTATCAGAAAAGAGTGAAAAAGCAGAACCGCCCAAAAGTATGTAATCTTTGTATGTCTGGAAGAATTTTGCTGCCTGGTGAAAGATGCAATCTCTGTCATTCCGAACCACGGCCACCATCTTTTCCTGGCTGGGCAAAAAGAAAAACAAATGAGTGCGATCATAGAATATATCACTGCTACGCTTGCATATTGGGGTTCGCAAGAAGGAGGGCCTGATGGAGTTCGAAGACGATATTGTTGACTGGCTTATTAAAGAAGGCTATGTGATTGAGGTTGGAACAAACATACTTGGCGAGCCAATTTATAAATTTAGTGAAAGATTCTATGCAGAACAAAAAGAACTCCTCAAGGAAATTAAAAAAACAGAATCTGATCTCATTAATTCATTATGGTTCAAGAATTTTATAGAAATTAGAATGAATCAAAATGGCGAGCCGTTCGTTTACTTGACTGAAAAGTCTGACGCATGGTATAGTTCAGATGAACTAACAGATGAAGAAAAGTCCATGATGTATTTGATTTATAGTAGGGGTAGCATAGATGACAAGCGTGATCGATACTAGAAATATTATAGACTTCTATAAGTATTGGCAGGACGATGCAATCCGTGCCGACCTAGACTCAAAGCGTAATGACTTTATTGTTGTGGTAGAAAGAATAAATGGAGATTTTAACTTCTCAAATGTCGTAAGAAACTGCAATGCATTTCTTGGAAGAAAGGTGATCCGCTGTGGAATCAAAAGATGGGACAAACGTGGGGCTGTGGGAACGAATCACTACGAGCATGTGGGGTATGCCGACTCCATTATGGACGTTCTGCATCAGTATCGGAACGATGGTTATCGTATCGTTGCCATTGATAATGTGGGAGATGCAAAGGTAATCAATGAATATTCTTGGTCTCCTAAGTCTGTTATGGTTTTTGGTGAAGAGGGGCGCGGCCTCTCGGATGAAGTACTAAACCTTGCTGATGATATTGTATATATCAAGCAATATGGATCTGTTAGATCTCTAAATGTGGGAACGGCAGCAGGAATTGTGATGTACGACTATTGCTCAAAAGTGGTACAATAGTCTCATGGCAGAGACATATACACCCACAGATGCAATGGCAGCGGCAGGTCGCCGCGCTATTAAGTGGAAAGAGGAAGGCAAGGCCACGGGAGCAGGTACTCCAGTAGGCTGGACTAGAGCACGCCAACTCGCTAATAAAGAACCCCTATCCCTTGAAACAGTTAAGAGAATGTATTCTTATTTCTCTAGACACGAGGTAGATAAGAAGGGAAAGGGATTTAGCCCTGGCGAGCCAGGATACCCATCAAATGGCAAGATCATGTGGGAAGCCTGGGGCGGTGACGCAGGATTTTCTTGGTCTAGAGCAATCGTTAATAGAGTCAAGAATACTAATAAACTGTGGGAATCTAGTCCCTTCTCTCTACAGAAATACCTATAGACCCCCATGTGCTGGCATCTCCCTTTCAGTACGTCAGCCGTGCAGAAAACCTTAGGATGGTGTAGTTACCCGTCAGCACATGGGTCAGACTTAGAAGGATAGAGTATGGCTAAATATGCAGTTGTGTGCTTAGCAATCGGCTTTGCGATTGGATGGACAATCGCTGAAGTAGTCAAGCGGCAATAATGGAGGTTCACTCCGACGATCAGTGCCAAAAACATTGGAGAGAAATATTTGCCTCTCAGATAGAGGAGGCGATATACTTTCATGTACCGCAGGAAACAGACCAAGAAATAGAAAGAATTAGATGGTTCGTAGAAGGACTACGATACGCAGCAATGATAATTAGATGGGACGAAACACAGGCATAGTGCGGGATTGTGTAATGGCAGCACGACAGACTTTGGATCTGTTTGTCTAGGTTCGAATCCTAGTCCCGCAGCGTAATATCAACAATGATAAAATAATAATATCTACTAGGAGGTGCTGTGGAAACAGCGATCATGCAAGAGCAGACAACTGAAAAGACGACGCATGGCGCTCTCACCAAGTTAGATCGGTGTGACGTTCGCGGTTGTCCAGCACAAGCATTTGTTCTAGTTAAATTTGACAGTGGAGATTTGCTTTTCTGCGGACACCATTTTTCTAAGTTCGAAGCATCTCTATATGAAAATGCCCTTGACATTCTGGATGAAAGAGATACAATTAACTCTAAGTCAGAGTCCTCTGCATAGAGGATAATGGGCAGTATCCTAGCCTGGTTTTGGAAGCGGTCTTATAAGCCGTGTATCGTGGGTTCGAATCCCACCTGCCCAACGCAAGCCCTTGTAACTCAGAGGATAGAGTAGTGGACTTCTAATCCATTAGTCGCAGGTTCGAATCCTGCCAAGGGCGCGGTGCGAGTGTGGTGTAGAGGTAACACAAGTGCCTTCCAAGCATTTATCGCCAGTTCGATTCTGGTCACTCGCTCCAAGCCTCCTTAACTCAGTGGTAGAGTACCGCACTTGTAATGCGGTTGTCGTCAGTTCGACTCTGACAGGAGGCTCTGATTGGCGTGTGGCGCAACGGCAGCGCAATCGGCTGTTAACCGATGGGTTGAAGGTTCGAATCCTTCCACGCCAGCCAATTTTTATTGGACATATCTTTATTAATATGTTACCCTAGAAAAGTTGCCGCCAATAGGAGGTCACTATGACGACAAAAAACCGAATTGGCGTGGTGCTAGTGAGTGCTCTAACATTAGTATTCTCACTGCTCACACCAACGGCGTATGCTAAGTCTGCGCCTATGGCGGAAGAGTCAGCAATTGCTGTGGCTCAACCGTACATGCAGGTATCTTTCACTGCGGCACCGTCAGCCAAGGTGAAGAAAAAGAAGCCTACATGGAAATGTAAGAACCAACTGGCCAAATGGATTTATGGCGCGGGATTCCGTGGACATAACATTCGGGAGGCTTGGGCAATAGCCATGAGGGAGTCCAATGGGACGAACTTAGGCCCAGGAATGCCATACTTTAATGGTCATGACTACGGCCTGTTCCAGTTTAATTATGGAGCATGGGGAAGGTCAACTTGGTGGAATACAGCAAAATTGCTGACACCAGAATACAATGCACGAGTTGCTTACAAGTTAAGCAATGGAGGGAAGGCATGGACTCCGTGGGGAATGAAAGACCACATGGAATTTGACACGTCTTCATATGCAGGAATATGGTCTTCAGATCAGTTCTACGCATGGGTTATTGAGCCGTATCAAAGATACTACGCTCAATATCCGTGTAAATAGTACGGCGGCAGTCAGGAAACACAATAACATGTGCGGCAACGCCCTGACTGCCATGTCTCTATAGTGAAATGGTTATCACAAGGGTCTCATAATCCCTTAGTTCAAGTTCGACTCTTGATAGAGACACTGGTACAATATGCCAAACAAGAAAGGTACAACATGCGGATTGGTTTTGGCTCTACAGACTGGGGTGATCACTCCCAAGCGCAGCCTGGTGGCTGTACGCATATGAGATGTATGCTTCCAGCACATGGATTGGCAGAAATAGGTCATCAGGTTATGGTTGGAGAGATTGGATGGAAGGAAGGCGAAGGCTTCGTAATAGTTCATCCAATAGAAAAACTAAAGGCGAATAAACTAGGAGTAGTCGCTCAATACGATCAGTGTTTTGATAAGTTAGATGTAGTTGTTCTCAAACTTTATATGCATAAAGATTCAGAGGAATATATTCGCAAGGCCCAGTCATACGGTCAAACAGTTATTATCGATACAGATGACCACTTTGAGCAATTGCCATCCGATAATCTTGCTTTTCAGACTACTGATCCGAAGAACTCTCCAGAAAACAATAGGAAATTTCTTGTCAATAATTACTCAATCGTAGATGGTATTATTGCAAGCACCAAGTTCCTTCAGCAAAAGTCCCTAAGGCACAATAAAACAGTCTATCGCGTACCAAACTCTTTAGACCCATCAACATTTTATACAAGACAAGATTTCAGTGGGTGGAATCCTACAGTTGGGTGGATAGGAATCATGCTTTGGCGTGTAGATGATATCAAAGAGGTCGGTGCCCCACTTAAAACATTTCTAGAGAGGCATGATCTTAAGTTTCACCATTCTGGAATTGTCCTAAACAATCCAACATGGCTCGCAGACGCAGCGGGCTTTGCACCAGAAAGAATGACTGGCTATGTTGGAGCGCGTCCAGAGTACTACTCAAATCTATTTATGCCCATAGACATAGGTATTGTTCCTCTTACCAATAACCCATTCAATGAGGCAAAGAGTTGTCTCAAGGGCCTTGAGTACGCCATGAGTGGCATACCATTCATTGCTTCTGACACACAGGAGTACCGTGATCTTGCTGAACTTGGCTGTGGCAGAATTGCTAAGAAGCCAAGGGATTGGATTAGGCATCTTGAAGAATTGAGAGATCCAGAAGTTCGTGAGCGGGAGAGAATTAAGAACTACGAAGTGGCCACCAGGAACTTTAGTCTGTTTCTGATGAAATATAAGTGGTCTGAGGCTATCGAACTAATTCATATGAAGGCACAACAGGAAAGAAAAAATAAATCAAAATCTACTATCATTACAGAGGGGCAGAAAGGTTTCGATCCTAGCAAGTTTCTAGTCGCACAAAACTAACACAAAAAATAAACGGCAACACACAAGCAACTTTCGCTCTGGCTGCATAGTCGGGCCGCGCTGCAATCGCGTGGGAACAGAAGATTGCATTTCGTAGTATAATAGTAAAATAGCAGTATCAGTTAGGACTAGACAACAAACTAGTGGGACGGGAGTTCGATTCTCCCCTGCTCCACAGGAGGAATAATGCCATACGACATTAGACAAAACTACAGAGGTAAGTCTGGATATTCAGTTGTGGGTCCAGATGGCACCGTTCGGGGAACACATAAAACCCGCCGTGAGGCGATTGACCAGCAACGTGCTCTATATGCTGCGGAATCCCGCATGAAAAAGGATGAGGGTGGCTCCCTATATGAACAGTTGACCCCCGACGAAAAAGATTTCCATGACGCCATGATGATGATTGTTGAAAAGCATGGCAAGATTGATGAAGATGGTAGTGGTATTTGGGCTGGCTATGATCCACCAGAAAGAAATCCAGATGCACAATATGGGGTCAAGTGCGGCAATTGCTCCCACTTTGAGGGTAATGGGGTATGTCATATCATTGCATTTGCTGTAGAGGAAAATGGAAAATGTCGCCTTGCTGCAATTCCAGATGGTTATGTAAACTATAATGTCATGAAGGGTGATTTTTGGGGCGGAAGATTTTCCAATTGATTATAGTTGTGTAGTATAATAATCATAGCGTCTGTCTGCTAATTTAATTGTAGGAGTGGGTTCGGTGGCGAAAAAATTTCTTGTAGATATTGATCTCAATACCAATGAGTTGCAGAATGCGGTCGTACAAAATCTTCCATTCTCCTCAGAGCCTACTGGTGAAAAAGGCAGAATCTATTTCGATTCAACTAACAATGTTCTAAAAGTTTATAATGGCAGCCTTTGGCAGTCCCTTGCTACTGGCGGCTCTACAGTAGACACCGTTACGCTGACTGGTGATGTCACTGGGTCTGGCACGCTTGCTGGTAACGCCATTTCCATTGCCACCACAATCGCTGCCAATTCGGTTGCTCTTGGCACAGATACTACTGGCAACTATGTAGCAAGTGTTGGCACTGGAAATTATATTCTTATAACTGGAACACCTGGAGAGGGGTGGTCCCCAGAATTTGCAGTTGACGCTACAACAGCGAGCACAGCATCCAAGGTTGTTGCAAGAGATTCTAGTGGAGACATTTATGTTCGTAATGTATATGGCACTCTGGTTGGAACTGCTGACCATGCCAATACTGCTAGTGCTATAAACTGGTCTGGTATTACAGATAAGCCAGACCCAGTAGTTGCAGTTTACCTGAGTGGGGATGTCACTGGAAATGCAAGTACTACACTAACAGATTTGGCAAGTGGATCAGTTAGTATCTCCACTACAATCGCCGCCAACTCAGTAGCCCTTGGTACAGACACTACTGGAAATTACGTTGCAGACGTTACTGCATCTACTGGTGTTAACATTACAGGAACTCCTGGTGAGGGCTGGACCCCAGTTATTTCTATTGGCCAGCCAGTAGCAACATCGGATTCACCAACATTTGCTGCAATTACTATTACAGGCGATGCTGCTGTAAATGGCGGAGACCTGACAACAACATCTACTGGCACTGCAACGCTATTCAATACAAACGCAACAACATTGAATATCGGTGGTGCGGCCACAACAATAGGCATAGGTGCTGCAACTGGTAACACGACGGTAAACAATAATCTGATAGTGTCTGGAAACCTGACAGTATCTGGGTCAGTGACCACACTTGATACTCAACAACTTATTGTTGAAGATAACATCATTGTTCTTAATTCTAATGTAACCACCTCCCCCTCACTTGACGCTGGGCTAGAAGTTGAGCGCGGCACCTCAACAAACGTATCCATTCTATGGAATGAGACTAGCGATCTATGGACTGTGACAAATGACGGTACGAACTATGCACAGATTGCAAGAAAGTATGCAGCAACGATCAGTTCATCTGCTGCAACGTCATACACGCTTACACACAATCTCAATACCAGAGACGTTACTGTTGAGGTTTATCAAAACTCTAGCAACTATGACACAGTAGAGGTAGATGTTCTGAGAAGCAGTGTCAATGCGGTTACGATTAATTTCGCCGCCTCTCCAGCAGTTGACTATAGAGTAGTTATCACAGGATAGCCCATGTCTAAAAGATTTCTGACGCCCGTAGGACTGTTCAGCGCGGCTACAGACCCAAACTCTGCATCTGTTGGAAATATTTATTTTAATACTGCATCCAATGTTGCGAGACTTTACTTTAACTCTCAGTGGAATAGCATACATAATGTTACCGATTCATATGCAGGATCTTTGATCACTGGCTATGTCGCTAGTGCAACTGTAGCGACAACTGCTGGTCACGCGAGCACTGCATCATCTATTAACGCCTCTCTATTAACTGGAACAACACTTGCATCAAATGTAGTTAACTCAAGTTTGACAAGTGTTGGCACATTAACAAATCTTACTGTAACAAATACAATTTCTGGCCGTGCTGCTTCAGCGAACGTAGCAACCCATGCTGGAACGGCATCTAGTATTGCTGGTTCATTGGTAACTGGCACGGTAAATAATGCCTCTCATGCAAATACTGCATCTTCAATTCACTCATCTCTCATCACAGGAACCACCTTGCCCGCTGCAATAGTGAGTTCCAGCCTTACTGGGCTTGGCACACTAGGATCACTTACGGTATCTGGTAATACAAATATTGACTCAGGAACATTCTATGTAGATGCTACAAATAATAGAGTTGGGATTGGAGTAGTCAATCCAAATCAAACACTAACGGTTGTAGGAACGGCATCTATAACATCAACCCTTAATGTCGGTGGAACAATAACAGGAAATCTATCTGGAAATGCCTCTACTGCATCATCTATTAATGCATCTTTAATAACAGGCACAACTCTGCCAGCAGCAATTGTTAACTCCAGTTTAACAAGTGTCGGTACTCTGGGGTCGCTAACAGTAAGCCAAGCAACTGGTAGGGTTGTTCTACAAACTGACGGTGGTGGCAATGTTAATATCGGTAGAGCCGATAATGCATCAAGCACCCCATTTATTGATTTTAACTCTGGTGCCACCAGCGTAGATTATGATGTGAGAATTCAGGTTTCAGGTGGAAATGGAAGTCCTGGCAACGGGCTGATGTCAGTAACCGCTTCGCAAGTTAATGTAGACAATGGAGTATTATTTATCGATGGTGGAAACAATAGAGTTGGTATTAATACAACAAACCCCAATCAGTCCCTAACAGTTGTAGGAACGGCAAGCATTACTGGTAATGCTACATTTGGTGCCAATATCACTCTTGGCACCTCTTCTGCAAACACTGAAGTTAGATCACAACCGATATTTGATACTTTAACTACTAACGCAGCAACAGTTCAGGTTGCAACAAGTGCCAATAACTATAGACTTCAAAGATCAACCGCTTCTTCACGGAAATGGAAGAACTCTATAGAAGATATGCCTCCGACATTAGATCAAATAATGAATCTAAGACCAGTAACATTTAAATTTAATGAAAACTACATACCAGAAACTGATATCAGGTACAATGTTACAGTTCCTGGTCTAATTGCAGAAGAAGTATTTGAAGCGATCCCCGTCGCCGCTGAAATGGATGACAATGGACCATCGGACTGGAACATAAGAATGCTATTCCCCATGCTAGTAAAGGCTGTTCAGGAGCAACAGGAAGAAATAATTCGTTTGCGTGATATCATAGAAAATCTTTGACGCAACAAACTAAAAAATGTATAATTATTACCTAGACTTAGGGAGAATAATGAACATTGTGGTTAATGGCACCGACAAGTTTCAAGACTACGCCACATTTATGCGGGCGGTAGTAGTGGCTATTGATGAGTGTCTAAGTCCTGAAGATAAGAAGATAAACCTATATTCAGTCGGTGGATATAAGACTAATCAGTTCACCGCCGAATTTATCAATAGGTCGGAAAGATACTTGAAGCAAAAGGGAATCCGTCCACGTTTCATGATTATTCCTAAGAGAGATGCTGTGGAAAAGTTTGACGAATATGACTTTGACATGGTACTATTTCTATCTGGAAAGAAAGAAAATCCAGAAGTTCTAGATAATCTAGTTGGTGCAGCACAGGCCAGAGACGTAGACGTAAGAATCTATAAGGTATAGGAGTAGTCATGCCCAAAGGAGCAGGTCGCCATATCTAAGCGCGACCAAGCATATTTGTCAGTCGCAGCATATCTAGCATCTCAATCTTCATGCAGAATGAAGCATGGTGCAGTTATCGTTAAGGGTGGCAGAGTTCTATCGACAGGTGTTAACAAGGAGCGCAATCATCCAACTCGCGTGTCATCTGAGCATATCAAGACACATTGTTCTGTCCATGCTGAGGTTGATGCTATCAAGCGGGCTGGTGACGTAAGGGGTGCAACCATCTATGTTGCACGAATTAACAAAAGAGGACAAGAGCGGAATAGCCGCCCGTGCCCTCTATGCTACAAAGAAATTATCAATTCTGGAATAAAGAAAATTATATATACATCTGAGAGGTAATGCTATGGTAGTGTTCAAGGAAATAGGATACGACGCGGCACATGAGGTTGTCTCACGCAATCCTAATTTATATTGGGAAGGATGGGACATCCTTGAATGGAAGAAGGATGCTGATGCATTCTTTAACAAGAAGGGTTCATTTCGTGATGGCTCTTGGGGGCGGGTGGTTTGTAAGACCTCCGTGTCCGACAATGGTACATGGAAGGTTCCCGCTAAATATGTCATGGGTAAGTGAAGCATTATGTGCTGGAGTGGATACTGAAAAATACTTTGACAAGTATGAGGCAAGCCAAGAGACCGCTGCCGAGGTAGATAGAATGTGCTTGGCCTGTCCAGTAATTAAAGAATGTTTTGAACATGGAATTTCAACCGAATCTTGGGGTGTATGGGGAGCAGTATTTCTAGTTGATGGTAAAATAGATAATGCTAGAAATTCACACAAAAACGCAAGTATTTGGTTGGAAATATCCAGAAGGATGGAACGTGATTGACAAACTTTGTATCAAAATACTCAAAGAGATGAAACCCCCATATCAAGGGATAGTAATAGATATTACTGAGAATCCAAGTTATGTTGGGCTTAGAGTATACGAAAATCAAGTAATGGCTTTATCTAGTGATAAGCAGTATGGTGTTATGATGCACCTACATGAAATGAGAAAAGTTGTTCAAAACTTTGGCTACAAATGTTTCTTCGAAGGAAGTAGGGGCGACCCACCAAGGAGTATCTAGTGAGCATAGTGTGGCTGGTAGAAGAAAAATGTTGGGCTACTATTATTAGTAGAACATCACACTATGTTATAGCAAAGTTTGAACAAGATGGAATTATCCACGAAGAAGTATTTGAGTATGATGATATAATGGAGGCATCGGAAATGGGGATTGATTATGAGACTGAGTTTTAAAAAAGATCCCGTGGCCTACAAACAACCACAGGAACAATATTGCTCAAACTTTGAATGCCTACAGACGACGGCAGAACACGATCCACTGGCCCATTTGCTTGATGAATATGGGGAAAGAATGTCAAAACATTACTGTTTTGACTGCATAGTAGATGGAAAATGTATATGAAAAAGGCATTAGTATTGGGTGCAGGAGGCTTCATAGGTAGCCATATGGTAAAAAGATTGAAGTCAGAAGGCTACTGGGTTCGTGGGGTGGACCTTAAGCATCCAGAATTTTCACAATCAGAAGCAGATGAATTTATTATTGCAGATCTTAGAAATGTATATTTAGTAGATTTAGTAGTAGACTGCAATGGATCAGCATTCGATGAAATCTATCAGTTCGCCGCAGATATGGGCGGTGCTGGATATATATTTACTGGCGACCATGATGCAGACGTTATGCATAATTCTGCCACTATAAACCTAAACGTACTTGATGCAGTGAAGCGACTTAATAATTATTTAAAGTCCAATAAGACTAAAATATTTTATAGTAGTTCTGCCTGCATCTATCCAGCAAGAAATCAAAAAGACCCCAACAGCCCACTATGTTCTGAAGATTCTGCATACCCAGCAGACCCAGATTCAGAGTACGGTTGGGAAAAACTATTCAGTGAAAGATTATATTTTGCATATAATAGAAACTACGGTATCCCAGTTAGAGTGGCAAGATACCACAATATCTTTGGACCAGAAGGAACCTGGCGTGGAGGTAAGGAGAAGGCTCCTGCTGCTATTTGTCGGAAGGTTGCAGAATGCAACGACGGTGGCACCATTGAAGTTTGGGGAACGGGAGAGCAGACAAGATCGTTTTTGTATATTGACGAATGCATAGAGGCAACAAGAAGACTGGTCGATTCGGACTTTATGGGTCCAGTGAATATCGGCTCTGAAGAAATGGTAACGATTAATCAACTAGTCGATACAGCGGCAGCAGTTTCCAACAAAAAAATATACAAAAACCATGTCGATGGTCCAGTTGGGGTTATGGGAAGAAATTCCGACAACGAGTTGATTCGTAAAGAATTAAACTGGGACTATTCACAGTCTTTAATAGAAGGAATCTCTAAAACATATCATTGGATAGAAAAACAACTTAATGGCTAAACAAAAATTTGGCCTTGTTGGAAATGCATTTACCCACACTACTGGTGGAAATAAGGGATATTCGGTTCATGGCAAGGTTTCTAAATGCATTCAATGGGTTCCTCTGGGAAATTCTGACACTACGTTTTATATAGATTCCGAACTTAGATCGGCTTTCTATGATAAGACAAGTGATAGAAAGTACGGCTGGCTTCTTGAGTCAAAACATATTACTCCAGAAATAGTCAGTGATGTGTTTATAAATCATAAAACATATACAGATATCTTTGATTTAATTTTTACACACAATCAGGCACTAATTGGATTGAACCCAGAAAAATTTAAGTTCGTCCCAGCACAAGGATACTGGATCAAAGACGCCAAAATATATGACAAAACCAAACTAATTTCCACAATATCAAGTAGGAAAAACTCTACTCCTGGGCATATCAAAAGAGTTCAATTCATAGAAAACAATATAAACAAAATGGATGTTTATGGTCGTGGATTCAATGAAATTGAATTAAAAGAACAGGGACTTTGCGACTATATGTTTTCTGTAGCGATAGAAAATGGATCATATAAAACATACTTTACAGAAAAAATACTTGATTGTTTTGCCACGGGAACCATACCTATATATTGGGGCGCTCCAGACATAGGTGAATATTTTGATATTTCATCAATACTATTAGTTGATGAAACTAATCTAGATACTTTATCAAAAGATTTTTATTATGACAACATAGAGTCAATAAAATTTAACCTTGAGCAGGCCAAAAAAATTGAAATATTAGAAGATTTTATATATAATACATATTTAAGTGAAGTGGAGATATAGTGGGGCAAATTTATCAAGGTGTCAATATAAACAATATTATTAAAGATTTTAAAATAAAAAATTTTATTGAAACTGGAACTGGCATAGGTGACTCCTTAAGTTTTATGACAAGGTTTGAAGAATTAAATTTATATTCTATAGAGTTGATGGATGAACTATACGAAGGATTAATTAAAAAATTTAAAGATGAAAAAAATGTTAAACTGATTAAAGGTTTTTCTACAAAAGAACTTAAAAAATTATTAAATATTATTTCTACAGATCCAACAGTTTTTTGGCTAGATGCACATTTTCCAGGGGCAGACTTTGGTATTCGTAATCTAGGATATGGTAGCGAAATAGATAATTCAATTCGCCTTCCATTAGAAAATGAACTAACAGTTATATCTAAAAGTAATAGAAATATAAAAAATGACATAATCGTTATAGATGATTTAAGAATATATAAAGACGGTCCATACGAAAGTGGTGTGTGGGTGGACAGAGCAACTCTAGGTGGAACGGATATAACTTTTGTTAAAGAATTATTTATTGATACACATAATATATATGAATCATATAAGCAACAAGGATATATTATTTTAATACCTAAATGGTATAAGGGAGACTGCTCTGATTTAATTTTGGGAACATTCAAGGAGTTTGAATGAGAATTGGTATGATTTATCAACCATGTGGACTTGGAGATATTTTATTCTTACAAAAAATTGCACATTACATGAAAGAACTTAAATACAGTGTCTACTGGCCTGTAATCTCTGAGTTTGACTGGCTAAATGAATATATTCCATATTTTAATTTTATTTCATGGGAAGATAATGATAATAAGTTAAATGGTCCACCTCTACCAGAATCTGTTTCTTTCCCAAGAAAAGAAGATTATCTTCCAAACAAAAGAACAGAAATGTCTAAAGATTTTTTCTTTTTTCAAGGGTTCGGCAATTATTCTCCAATAATGGCTGGGAAGTATGACCATATAGGTATAGATTGGGCAGACTGGAGAGACTATATTCTATTTAATAGAAACACCGAAAAGGAAAATGAATTATTCTATAATATTTTAGGATTATCAGACAATGACGAATATGTTTTTGTTAATAGAAATTATAGGACTAGGCCAAATAAAATGATTTATCCAAACATAAGCATTGATCCAGATGATTATAACTCTAAGGTAGTAGAACTAAAAATTATTGATGGATTTTCTATTTTTGATTGGTGCAAAGTTTTAGAAAATGCAAAAACAATTAATATGATAGAAACATCAATGAATTATTTATTGGAAAGCCCACAACTGTTTGATACAATGAAAGAAAAACAATTAATACTTCATTCAAGTAATAATAATTTTAGTGAAGTAAAGTATTTATTTAATCTGCCCTGGAGTTATCAATGATAGAAACAATAGAATTTAATTCTATTAAATATCCTAAATTTCAATCACAAGGGAATGCATCAGAGTTTGCAATTCCATTTGCCTCAAAAGTTTGTAAAGGTATTGGCTATGACATAGGATGCATGAAAAAAGAATGGGCTTTGCCTAATTCTATCCCCATTGATATTAGTTTCGATGATGAGTTTGATGCTAACAATCTTCCACATAAAGGTGTAGATTTTATATTCTCAAGTCATTGTTTAGAACATATACCAGATTGGGTAAATACAATGAATTACTGGTATGAGGTCTTAAAAAAGAATGGTGTCTTGTTTTTATATTTACCAGATTATAGTCAAGAATACTGGAGGCCGTGGAATAATAGGAAGCATGTAAACGCCTTTACTCCAATATTAATTAAAGATTATATGATTAGTCGTGGATATAACAATATTTTTGTTTCTGGAATAGATTTGAATAATTCTTTTATGGCCATGGGAAATAAATGAAAACAGTATTTATAAACGGATGCTTTGATATATTACATCGCGGTCACATTGAACTATTTAAATATGCCAAAAGTATTGGTGATAGACTTGTTGTTGGCATTGACAGTGATGATAGAGTTTCTAAAATGAAAGGAAAATCAAGACCAGTTAATTGTTTTGATGATAGAGTTTTCATTCTAGAATCAATAAAATATATTGATGAAATACATGGATTTAACTCAAATATAGATTTAGAAAATATATTATATAGAATAAAGCCTGAGATAATGATAGTAGGGTCTGATTGGAAGGGTAAAGAAATTGTTGGATCAAGGTACGCCAAGGAACTACAATTCTTCAACAGAATTGAACAGTACTCAACAACAAAAATCTTACAGAGTTCTTCTGATAGGTGAGTCATGTAATGACATTTATCACTATGGAACCTGTGAAAGAATCTGTCCCGAGGCACCAGTTCCGGTTTTTGATTTTAAAAATAAAGAAATAAAAATAGGAATGGCTGGAAATGTATATTCTAATTTAAATAGTTTTAACATAAATGTAGATTTTATAACAAATGATCCAAATAGAATTATAAGAAGAAGGCTTGTTGATATGAAATCAAAACAACTTCTACTAAGAGAAGATGAGAATTATTCTTTAGACAAGAAACAATTTAAAATAAAGAAATCATATGATGCTATTCTAATATCAGATTACAACAAAGGATTCCTATCTGACAATCAAATTATCAGTATATTAAAATCATTTGACGGTCCCATCTTTGTTGACAGTAAAAGAAAAAATTTATCTATATTTGAAAAATGTATTATAAAAATAAATAATAAAGAAAGAGAAAATATAATATCTATTCCAAATAATTGTGAAATAATAACTACACTTGGAGACTCTGGAGCAGAATGGAATAATAAAATTTATCCAGCGCCAGAGATAGAAGTCTTTGATGTAACTGGTGCTGGTGATGTATTTTTTGCATCATTATGTTATTTTTATTTAAATACAAATAATATTGAAACATCAATAAAAAAATCTATACTTTTAGCATCAAAATCAGTACAGCATTTAGGAATATATAAACTAACAGATGATGACATAAGGGCAGTTATATGAAAGTGCTTAATTTTGTTCGGCCAGAAAATGGATTAACTGAAGATCCTCTATATTATTTTGATTTTGAAAGATTCGAAAGTCAAACTGGAGACTTCTATTTATTTATGGCGGATTTTTATAAAGAATTATATTCTGGAAAATATAATGATAAAACAAAATTTGTTTTAACTCTGGAAGAACCTAACTTTTGTGTTTCTGGGTCTGAAAAAGAAATACTACATACAATGTGTGACAAAATATTTACATTATGTCCATATACATCAGAACTATTTGACCGTAGAGAGTTTGTATTTTTTCCATTTAATGAAAATTACATTCCAAAAGTTTTTGATAAAACTATTGATATAGCATATTTCGGAAGTTTGCCTAATTCAGTTCCTTGGTATTCATATATTCAAAATGTAATGATGAAATATAATTATGTTTTTGGGAACTATGAGTCTGGAAATGCTAAACATTGCACATATATAGAAAAAATTAATTTTTTATCTAAATCAAAGATATCTTTAGTACATGGACTTTGTAACGTATCTCCATCAATGGAGTCTAGATATAAGTCGTTTCCTCTTGGAAATAAAAATAAAGCATTTGAGTTTATAAATAAAGGGATGCTGCCACAAATTAAATCTAGAACCTTCGAAGCAGCATTTTGTAAATCTATAATATTATGTCAAAAAGATCCTTGGAACGTAATAGAGTTCTTTTTTGAAGAAGATAAAGATTTTATTTATTTTGACAATGAAAATGATTTATCTGAAAAAGTTAGTTATATTTTAAATAATTATGAAAAGTTCAATCATGTAGTAGAGTCTGCATATTCGAAAGCATTAAATAATTATACTGTTTCTAATTTTGTTAAAAGGTATTTAATATGAAAAAATTTATTATAATGACCACAATTAATAAACCTACTATTGCTACTAAGATGTTTGCAGAGAAAAAAGATTGGCAACTGGTAGTGGTTGGAGATACGAAAACCCCACATCATGAATATGAAAAGATAAATTGTATTTATCTTCATCCAGATGATCAAAATAAAATGTATCCAGAACTTAGTTCAGCGATTGGATGGAAAAGTATCCAAAGAAGAAACATAGGTTTTGTTTATGCCTACCATTCCAACGCCAGCATCATTGCAACAGTTGATGATGATAATATTCCATATGATAACTGGGGCACCGATCTGTTCTTAAACAGAGAAATAGAATGTGATTTATATAAAACTAACAATAAAGTTTTTGATCCTCTTTCAGTAACTAAGGACAACTATTTGTGGCATCGTGGGTATCCAATAGATTTAATTAAAAATAAAAATGAAATTGAATATGGCGGGAAAATAAAAATAATTCCAAAAATTCAAGCAGATCTGTGGGACGGAGACCCAGATATTGATGCTATTGCTAGACTTACACACAAGCCAATAGTTAAATATGATATTAAAAATCCATATTGTTCAAATAAAATTTCTCCATTTAATAGTCAAAATACTTTTATAGATAGAGAGGTAATACCATACTATGCTGTGTTACCATTTGTTGGAAGAATGGATGATATTTGGGGAGGGTACATAGCACAGCACCACTTTCCTAATTCATTAATTTATAACAGTTCTTCAGTTTTTCAAGATAGGAATAAACAAGACTTAGTTAAAAACTTAGAAGATGAAATAATTGGTTATCGTAATACTAAAACTTTATTAGAAGGTTTAGAAAATTATGAAAATTTTATGAACGAAAATACAAAAAGATTTTGGATGGAGTATAGAAGATGCTTCAGTTAACTTATCTGGTTGATATTGATAATACTATTTGTATAACAAAAGATGGAGACTATTTTAACTCGCACCCACTAAAAGATAGAATTGATAAAATTAATAAATTATTTAATGATGGACATAGAATAATTTACTTTACAGCAAGAGGAATGGGAAGAACAAACGATGATGTAGATAAGTCCATAGAACTTTTTTATTCTTTAACAAAAAACCAATTAAAAAACTGGGGAGCAAAATATCATAAATTATTGTTTGGCAAGCCCTCATCGGATATAATATTAGACGATAAAAGTATTGACATTGAAAGGTTTTTTGATGAAAGATAAATTTAAAGTAATAGTGGAAAAAGGATGGGGCTATGAAGAAATCATAACCAATACAAAATTGTACTGTGCAAAGATACTTCATATAAACATCAATAAAAAAATGTCATGGCATTATCATAATATTAAAGACGAAACATTCTACGTTGAAAATGGTACAGTTAACTTATACTATGGGCATGATGATAACATTATAAATTCAACAATCTTAACAATGAATGCTGGTGATATTTTTCATGTTCCAACTGGATTAAGACACAGACTTCATGCTTTAGAAAACTCTAGAGTTTTTGAATTTTCAACACAACATTTTGAAGAAGACTCAATAAGAATTTTAAAAGGAGATTGATGATATCTTTTAATTCTTTAGGAAGATCTGGTAGGCTTGGAAACCAGATGTTTCAATACGCAGCACTTAGAGGAATAGCATCAAGACACGGATATTCATATTCAATACCATATAGTTTATTTGTTAATGCTTGGACAGATCATCAGTTGAACACTTGTTTTAAATTAAATAAAAATATAGTATATGGAGCCACTAATAACAAAACAATAAATGAGTCTTCATTTAGTTTTGACGAGCATATCTTTAACAATTGTCCAGATAATATCGATATTAGCGGATATTTTCAAACTGAAAAATATTTTGCTCACATTAAAAATGAAATAATAAAAGACTTTACCTTTAGAATAAATTTTGATAAGCCGTTTAATGAATACATAGCATTACATGTCCGTCGCGGAGACTACGTTAACCAACCAAACCATCATCCAGTCTGTAGTGTTGACTATTACATGAATGCTTTATCTATAATTGAAGACGATATTCCTATAGTTATATTTTCAGATGATATAAATTGGTGTAAAGAAAATATTGAAGCAAGCCTATATATGGAAAATACAACAAATATACAAGATTTATACTTGATGACACAAGCAACTCATAATATAATAGCAAATAGTTCTTTTAGTTGGTGGGGCGCTTGGCTAAATCAGAATCCAGAAAAAATAGTTGTTTGTCCTAAAAACTGGTTCGGCCCAGCGTATTCTCACTATAATATGAACGACCTCAGACCAGAAGATTGGATTCAATTGTGAGTTTTACTGATTATTTTGATGGTGCCCTGTGCATAAATCTTGATCGCCGTCCAGATAGGTGGAGAGATAGCCAAATTGAATTTTCTAAAATAGGCCTGGGTAATGTAACACGAATTAGGGCTATAGATGGCGACACTATACCAACTGTTGCGGATCTGAAGCCTGGTGCTAATGGATGCAGGCTATCCCACGCCAAAGCATTCCATCTTGCTAAAACAAAAAATTATCAATCGTTCCTTCTTTTAGAGGACGATGTTGAGTTCAGTGATGCCTTTAATGAGATGTTTAACTTTATGTCTCCAAGAATTCCACAAGACTGGGATATTATTTATCTTTGTGCTAATCCAGCGACTGGAAATAGAAGGCAAGTAGAAGATAACATATTCAGGGTTCAGGGCGTGTATGCCGCTCACTGTGTAATATTTAAGAATACAGTATATGATGCTGCATTAGAGAAACTTATGAATAATTTTGTTCAGGCCGACATCACCTACGGTGAAATACAGAAGCAGTCTAATGCCTATTTGTTGTATCCACACCTGGCTTACCAGAGATCAGATTTTTCTGATATCGAAAAGGAAGTGGTAGACTACGGATTGTTTAGGGTTTAACATGACAAGATTTTCAATTGTAGCAACAGACTACGAACCATATGTGCCAAGAAATAGAATGATTGAAGGCCTTAAATCATTAGGCCATCAAACATTCACAGACTTTGAACTTATTATTGTTCATGATGGGCCAAAGCCAACATCAAGTAGCGAATATTCGGAGGCCATTGGCAACTATCGGTATCTTGAAACAGATAAACATTATGGCGTCTATGGCACTGAAGAATTTTATGCAGGTTACGGTTGGGGGCACCACTCACGAGACCTTGGTATGCGTGAGTCGGTCGGTGAATATATTATCAACTTTAATATTGATAACATTTTGTACCCTAATGCACTTGAGAAGATCGATAACAAACTCAAGAGAACTAATGCAGACTGCCTGGTGTTTGCTTGCAAGCACGAGAAGTTTGGAATCAATTATTTCTCTGGAATACCACCAGTTATGGGAAAGGTGGACATGCTACAATGCGTAATCAGTCGTTCGGCCTGGGAATCGATAGGATGGTGGTATCGTTACGATCATTCGGCAGATGGATTTATTTTTCAAGAACTTGTCAAGCGTTACGGCTATGTTCATATACCAGAAGTTTTAGGAGAGAACAGATGATTTGTGAGGCTGCGAAACTTTATCAGCAGTTGCAAACAATACCAGATGATGAAGTTCCTATTATTGTTCCCGTCTTCAATTTAGTTACCTATGCCAGATTTATGGTCAATCAACTTAAGGAGTACGGACTTAGTAATTTTATCATATGTGATAATGCGTCCACCTACCAGCCCATGATTGACTACCTTGATGAACTATCTAGGACGGAAAGAGTAGTTAGATTTGATCAGAATCTTGGTCCAAGAATTTTTGCTGAGAGGCCAGAGTTTCTTAGTGTTTTACCAGAATATTTTATAATTACTGATCCAGATCTGATTTTTAATAAAAAACTGCCAAAGAACTTTATTAGAAAGATGAAAAGAATTATTGATACCTACGGAGTGTCTAAGGCTGGATTTGCTATAGATATTGAAGAAACAAAAGACAAATTCTTTAATGCAAATCAAGTTTCTATATGGGAAGGCAATTATTGGACTAGTCAGATACATATATACGAAGAAATCGATAGTATCTACGCTGCCCCAATCGACACTACTTTTTGTCTCTATAAGAAAAGTAAGTTTATCGAAGAACTAAAACAAAATAGAACTGGTCTTACTGGAACATCTGCCATGAGAATCGCTGGCAGATTTACATGTGAGCATATGGGTTGGTGGAAAGATCAACCCATTCCTAGTGATGAAATGGATTTTTATAACGAAACCCAGCGTTGGGCATCGACACAAAATGAAAAGAAAAGGCTCGGGTATGTTTGAAATTAATCTTAAAGATTTGGTAAACCAGATAAATAGAAGTGGATCAGACAAGCAGACTAGCCATAACTACTGTTTCGCATACCAAAGACTACTGAAGAAAATGCCTGGAGACAAAATTAATTCTTTTCTTGAAATTGGCATAACCAATACTGAGCCAGAAAATAGTTCTTTGCATGGCTGGAGCCATTTGTTTCCGTCAGCGTCTATCTACGGAATAGATATTGTTCCACAAAAAATATTTGCCAAAGATAATATTTTTACTTGCAGGGCCGATCAGTCTTCGATCCCAGATCTATCACGGTTTATGGAATCTATAGGATACGCCAAGTTCGATGTAATACTTGATGATGGATCACACATATTTAATCATGCACTAACGTCTTTTGAATACTTATTCAAGTATCTAAACAAAGATGGAATGTATATGATTGAGGATGTTTCAAAACGAAATGATATTTTCTGGCAGCAGCAGGTATCACAATGGGAATCTTATTTGTCTTTACGCGATGACCTTGCGTATGAAATAATAGACACCATGCCAGACCAGCCTGGTGATGATAGCATACTGATTGGAATTTGGAGAGTATGACAACAGTTCTTTTGACTGGTGCCAGCGGATTTGTTGGTAGCCATATTCTTAGACACATTCTTGTTAATACAGACTGGAATGTAGTTTCTGTTTGTAGTTTTAAGCATAAGGGGATCACCGACCGAATCCGAGTAGCGGTCGATGGACTTGACTGGCAAGGACGGCTCAAGGTTATCAATCATGACTTGACTGCTCCCTTCTCCTCAGTTCTTGTAAAAGAGATAGGTGATATTGATTATGTTATCAATGCCGCCAGCGAATCCCATGTTGATAGATCTATTCATGAGCCAGCACCATTCATACAGAATAACGTAGCCCTCATGTGCAATATGTTAGATTGGGCAAGAGCGGCTGGGGTGCAGAAGTTTCTTCAGGTATCTACCGATGAGGTGTATGGTCCAGCACCAGCAGGATACGCACATCGTGAGTGGCAGGATCAATACTTCCCAAGCAACCCGTACTCCGCATCCAAGGCTGCACAAGAATCAATCTGTTATTCATACTGGCGTACATATGACATGCCCATTGTGATTAGCAACACAATGAACATAGTTGGTGAGATGCAAGATCCAGAGAAGTATGTTCCAATGCTAATCAAGAAGATTGGTTCTGGGGAGACGGTTTATGTCCATGGTTCGCCAAGTGGGGCGATGGGTTCTAGGTTCTATCTACATGCTAGGAACCAGGCAGATGCCCTGTTACACATTCTGTCGCTGCCGTTCCCGCGCTATGGAGAGTCGGAGCATCCAGAGAAGTACCACGTTGCTGGAGAGCGCGAGGTAGATAATCTAGAACTAGCAAACATGGTGGCTAGTTATGTAGGCAAATCACTAAATTATGAGGTTATCGACTTTCATTCAAGTCGCCCAGGACATGACTTGCGTTATGCCTTGGACGGTGCTAAAATTGCTAGTACAGGGTGGAAGGCCCCACTATCATTAGAACAATCTTTAGAGAGAACGGTAAGGTGGACAGTAAATCATCCAGAATGGCTAAGTCTATGAACGAATGGTGGATTGACGAAGAAGAGGAAGAACTAGACGACCTCATCAATGATATCCGTAAGAACAAAAGAATGGTTAACCAAAAAAGATCAAATAGGTAGGTGTGCTATGAAGTCTTACATATCAATATTCGATTGGAACAACGGAGACGAGATCAACCCATGGGATTGGCTGTGGGATGACGAAGATCGTTCTCTAAAGCCAAGCAATCGTTCCCGTAAAATTACTATTAGAAAGAAGTAGTGATGATTGACGCTCGCGGCATCCCTACGCCAGAGTGCCCCATGTGTGGCAGTTGGCTGATGACATTGCAGGTTCACTTCGATGAAGAATATAATATTGCGGGATATTTACTTGACGCAGAGTGCGCTATGTGCCATACTAAGATCACGGCACCAACGCCGCTTGACTTGCCACAGGAGGCATGATGAACGAGGATAGCATTAACGATTACTTTGAGCAGATGCTGCGAAAGTTGACCAATGGCTAATACTTCCGCTTATTTGACATCTGATGAGTTCTTCGATCTTCTTAAGATTGCTTTTGATGATACATATGGCAGCAATCACAAATGGCACCCAGAAGATTTATACGTTAATGTAGAATCTGTACTTGAAATAGTGTCTAACACATTGTTCAACCTACATAATATTAGCAATGGACGCCAACTAGAAGGCATCAAACAGCGATGATTGGATATTAAATGCAGGTATTTCTACCAGAGCGTGATTTCTACGCGGCTGCGTCAGTTCTAGATCAAAAGCGTCTTGTCAAGCAGTTGCTAGAAGGTCGTCAGATTATGACCATTCTCGTTGGCGAGAACAAGTCCAAGGCTTGGACAAATCACCCAGCCGTCAAGATGTTCGATGGGGCGCACTCCATGTTGTTTGTCTATCTTTCTGCGATTAGATACGAGATGCAAATTCGTGGTTACAAATGGCAGAATAACTGGTTTGAGATTGAGCGTATGATGCGTGAGCACATGCAGCCATTCACCCGACCAGCATGGATGAATGATGAAAAGCATGTAGAGAATGTAGTCATCACTCATCGTGGTCGGCTATATGAAAAAGCCCCAGAACTCTATCCACAGTATCGTGTAGAATATGAATTCTACCGTAATCATGTGTGCTGCGATAGATGCACATACTGGTGGCCAGGACATAGAGGAGTTAATAATGCTGACTGATGAAGAAAGAGCCGTAGAGTCTATTGCTAGGGCAATGAAAGACTTCGATGAGTCTTCTACAGAAAAGACGTGGAAAGACTTGGCGCGGGTGGCCTATCTTGCTACAATTAGACATATCGCATACGAGAAGATTCATAGGGAGATGATGATTGGTGGCCTCCGAGTACAATAGTACTTGTGTCAGTACTAAGCACCAAGAATTCAATTGTCTGACAAAGTATGGAGTAAGCAGTAGAAAGTTTACTGCTGCTAATTGGTGTGATCCGTGTAAGCAAAAATACGACAAAGAAATACAAGATGGAAGGATTGTATATGGAGAGAGTAAGCCAGGAAGAAAAAGAAAGACTGCTAAGAAATCTTGAATCTGCTGCCTCAGAACTGCGCCGTGCGGTCGGCGGTAAGCCAGGGCAGTCTGCTGAAAAGAAGTACGGTCTAGCATACACAGCATGTGTCGTAGCAGGCCTGAAGCCCCCGCTTCGTAGAAAGTACCGATTCGGTCTATGAAACTTTATTCTAAAGATGCACCGTGCTTTGATGACATTCTGCTCGTTCCGCAGTATTCTGATATTGAATCTAGATCGCTGGTAGATATTTCTACTAGGATAGGATCTGGTGTGAGATCAATCTGTCTTAGAGTTCCCATTATCGCCGCTCCCATGGACACCATCTGTGAGGACAAGATGGCCATTGCCATGAGAGTGCATGGTGGTCTTGGAATCATTCATCGTTATATGGATACCAAGAAGCAGAACAAGCAGGTCTCCATCCTAAAGAAAAAGGAACTTGTTGTGGGCGCTGCCGTAGGATCTAAACAGGACGAGTATTCCAGGGCTATAGGGCTGGCTGAAAGCGGTGCATCTTTGATTCTTGTTGATACTGCTAATGGTCACAGCAAGTACGCTATTACTGCTGTTACCAGATTAAGGAGAATTCTTGGCAACAAGGTTCATATCATGGCTGGCAATGTGTCAACATACGACGCATTTATGCGCCTAGCAGACGCTGGAGCAGACTCTGTTCGCGTTGGAATCGGTGGTGGAGCAATGTGTACCACCAGAATTGTCACTGGTCATGGTATGCCTACCCTTGCCTCCATCATTGAGATTAGGAATGGTCTTAGGTCTTCACTTCTTGGAGCACCGTCCATCATCGCAGATGGCGGAATCAGAAACTCTGGTGATGCTGTCAAGGCTCTGGCTGCTGGTGCAGATGCAGTAATGATCGGCTCTGCTCTTGCAGGAACCAATGAAACGCCTGGTAAGGTCATCACAGATGAGAATGGTATCTCCTATAAGGCTCTGCGCGGAATGGCTTCCAAGGAGGCTCAGAAAGACTGGAGAGGGCATTCATCAGTATCCGAGGGCGCTGCCACTCTGGTTCCCTGCGCTGGACCTGTAGTCAATGTCTTGGATGATTGGATCGGTGGGATCAGAAGCGGGCTATCCTACAGTGGTGCCAACAACCTAGAAGAACTATACAATGAATCACAGTTTGTATTAGTATCATCCAATTCGGTGTCTGAAAGTAGGCCACATGGCGTCCGTAGACCATGACATATTCTGTCCAATCTATAAGGGAGATACTTTCTTCGGAGACATTTCTGCGCTAGACTGTAATATGTGTAAGGTAATCAATCAAATAAGGGAGGACGAGCGTGAGCGACAATTCAATTCAACTAGATCGCAAACTTGTAACCGATGCAATCGTTAAGTATAAGCACCTCTCTGGCTATCATGCTAACGAGTGGAACAGATTTATCATCACCACTCCAGATTATGGCGCAGCAGCCCTTGTAGCGGCCTCCCTGGGCTGGTGGCTCAACTGCTGGCAATGGAAGTATACCAAGGAAGAATCCCTTATTATCTTTGATACGTCAACCATTTAACTGTATAATAGTATCTGGAGGTGACACATATGTACATGATGAAAAGAGAGTTCTCACAAGAGCAACGTCAGCGTATGGCACAAAGCGGTGCTGCAATGCCAGACGGCTCATACCCAATCGCCAATAGAGAAGATCTCATGAACGCTATTCGTTCATGGGGGCGCGGTGGTGCAAGAGCAGATGTCAAGGCACACATTATCCGTAGAGCAAAGGCAATCGGAGCAGAATCAATGCTCCCTGAAGAGTGGATGAACCCAGATGCCAAGAAGTCTGTTTGGTCTGGCGTTATCTTCCCAAGATAAGGATATAGTATGGCCCACGACCCGTTGTGTATTTATTCAGCGTTGTATTTCGCTGACAACTGCCGCATGTGTGTCGTAATAGATCGTGTTCGAAGCAATGAAAGAGAACAAATGACTAAGGATATAAAAAATATTCCATCATACAGACGTATTCTCATGGAAGATGGGTCATGGCTGGGTCTTATTCGTAGAGAAGATGCAGTGAATGTCGCAAAGGGCGGTGGTAGTAATGGAGCATGATCCCCTCTGTCCTAAGAATGAACCTATCAAGGACGCTCTAGTAGCACTTGTATGGAATTGTTCCTGTGAATTAATTTCTAGGGTTCGTAATGACCAAATGCGGAAAGACTTCGAATTTTTACTGAACCCATGTATCGGATGCGGCACAGATGAGTACGCATCCTACGTCTGCGACAAGTGTGAAGGCGAGTGGTGGGTGGAAGAAGAACAAGATCTAAAAGATCTAGAAAACGATCCTAGACTGCTATGGAATGTCTTCGCAGATGATTGTTTGGGCGGCGGTAGAGAAGATCACTCTCTCATATACATAGAGAATATACAAGAAGATAATACAGTAAAGAACATAGGACAAAGATGTGTAATGTGCTCTTATGAAGAGTATTTCTGATCAAGAATACCTGTCCGAAATACGGTCATTTTCTGTAAAGACACGCACATTATGAAATTTAAATACTCATTCTAGATCTGATGTGAAAATATTGAGATATTGGGTGACTTATCCACACCCTTCGTAATGTTTTCCACAGGTTATCCACAACCTTATCCACAGGATATGCCCGAATATCGGTCAAATTTCAGTGATATTTTTTGAGGGGTTCGTAATACTTTTTATACAAAAGTGTAAGAAATATTGGAAAAAACCTACAAAAAATTGTCAAAAGTATATGTATTGTTTATACCTATGTATATGGGATATCATCATTCGACCGCCGCCGCTATTTGCGGGGCGGTGGTGGTTGCATCATTGATAACAGTATCGCTATACCTATAAATACTAATAGAAACTCAATCATCATTTCCCCATGTGGCCCATATAGCAAAGGCAATAATAAATCCAGCAAATACTATGCCTGTGATTATATCCATAATGTCTCCTAAACTTTTCAGTGATTTTTTTCATTGGGTTCGTAATGTCTATGAAATTATTTTTTGATAAACCCCGGAAATTTCAGTGACTTTTTTTCTTGCGTTCGTAATGCCTGTGTGATAAAATCTATGGAAATCCCGGCCACGCCACCGCGTGGCCTGTCAAGTCTTTGTGGGGGCGAGTTTCCCCGCCCCCACATCAACTATGGCATGGCGTCATAGGCTCCAATATCGAACGGCAGCCGAATCTGCTGACTGTCCATTGTCTGTGCGCTATCCATATAGGTAGACGCCTCTGCGTTGTGCAAGTCCCACCATTCCGCGAGCACTCTGTTAGAATGATTATCAAGGTGCCTGCGAGTCATACACGCTAGAACGTATATGTTGATGCGACTATCTGAGAACAGATCTGCCATCTTGCGTGCTATCTTATCCTCTAGCATTGTCCTCCTTCATTGGGGGTCTCATTGTACCATTGGGGTGTGAAGGAGTCAAGGCTAGTCAATGTAGTCGTGTGCGTCTCTGAATCCTAGATCATAGACGTAGTTTCTGACTTCATGCACCGCCGACTCGCCATAGAAGTGCTTGGTGACAGACTTACCATTGTCAGGCCAGTAGCGAACCTTGTAGAAGTCGCGGAATGGATAGCCATAGGATACATGGACTTGACCACCGATCCCTCGCCAGTTGGCTTCGATGCAACGAATGAAGATAGGAATCCATTCCTTTACGTCACCGACCTTGGGACGCTTGGATGGGTAGAGATAGGTATTCATGCTAGTTCCTCCATTGTTTCGGGGTCTACGAGGCGAAAGCCCTCGCCTAGATCATCATACGCCCATTCTTGGATCAAGTCAAGGATCTCACCGTCCGTGATGGTGCCACCGTCAATGCCTTCCCATCCATCTCTAATCTGCTGAGTATCATAGGTTAGAGTCTTGATAGCAGTAATGTATTCGGGAAGCACGCTCACCACCCCAACATCTCAGCAGCAGCAGACGACAGGTAGTCAATCTGATTACCCTCCGCAAGATAGAGAATGTCAGGAGCCTCGCCCTCATCCGAGGCGGCTACACAGAAAGACCCAAGTGAATACTCAAACGGCCAAGCCTTCTGACTTGCGATCCTAACCTCCATCTTGGGATCAAGCCCCTCTAGTTCATACATCAAATCTTCGACTGTCATCATCACATCTCCTGAAAGGTATGGTAGTTACGACCGTTTTGGTAATCATCCTCAAACTTTAGAGTGCCGCGCACTCCATCAGACTTGCGGGTGACAATAGCAAGATCGTAGAAGAAACCCTCTACGTCATAGTCTGCAAGCATCTCGTCCTTAGTCAAGGCTGTCCTCCCATAGCGTTAGTTGTATCCATTGCTCTTCAGCATACTGCAACTCAGGGTTGGAGTCAAGGGTTTCCTCTAGCCCCCACCACAATGCTTCCCAAAGCCGCAACTCATCTAGCATGTGCTGGGCCTTGATGATGCGACCATTTGGAAGTTCCCACTCCAACTCTAGAGCAGACTCATCAAACAGGCCGCAGTCATCCTCCAAGATATATGGCTGCGCCTTATCAAGAATTAGATCAAAGAATTCCTGACAGGAACGCTGAATGTCATGGGGAATAGGCGGGTAGAAATTGGCAGTCAAGTGCAGGGTAATGTCAGTCATCACTCCTCCACCTCTATTCCTAGTTCGGCACAGATACATTGTAGGCGACACACATCCTCGCCTGCATACATTCTAGCAAGTAGGTCTGACTTCTCTGCATCAGTCATCCACTTCCTCCACATCTACAGAATCCTGAATCTCATAAGCATAGGCTTCGGGCCAACGGAAAGCACCCTCAAAGATCATCTCGCGGGCGGCTTCTTCGGACGGTGCCTCAACCATATGCTGAAACCAATGCTCTTCCGTCCATTGCAACAGATACTTAGGCATCTGCTTCCTCCAAGAATAGAGATGATTCATAAATCCAGAAGTGAGAACCTTCGGGTGCTACCTCGTCATTGAGATAGTCCAAGGCCTCCTGAACGGTCCAATCAAGGGCATCAAGAATGTCTTGCCTTTCATCGTCATCTGCAACAGGCAGATACTCCAAGTCATCACGATAGGCGTGGTGGTCAATCTCAAACCCAAGACTCACGCCAAAGTCAATGACTGCGATTGTGAAATCTAGATTAGACATCTGTGATCCATCTATATAGCAACCTGGCTTCATTACTACCTCCAAGAATCTGGTCGGTGGCCACCTGCTGACAACCACTCATGCAATGCTACAATATTCTCTACAAGAGAATCAAGAGTTTCCAATGGGTCCATCTCTAGAGTACCCCACTCTTCCCACTTGTATGCGACTGCCATGATATCTTCTAGCGTCTT